TCAGACGCACCTCGAGGGGGGGGAGACTTTCCCCCTGTTCGGCCTTTCGGAACACGTCGTTGATGGCTTCGCCCAGTGCGGCAAACGGGTTTTCGGTCTTCACCGCATCCTTCAATCGCTTGAGTTGATCGGTGATCTCCTTTACCTTCTCGGGGGCTTGTTTAAGGTTGCGGAGTTCTTGCGCCGAAAAGCCGAAGCTCGGGACGATCTTCTCGTCGGGTGTCTCGCGGAGATAGGCCAGAAGTGATTCGGTTTCGGTGATCACTTTGTGCAGTTCCTTGCGGCTCTTCTCCGCTGCGTCGCCGAAGAGGTTCACGAAGAGTGCGGAAGTCTTCTTCGTGCTCTCGATTTCTTCGTCGTTCACAGCCTTGATGTCCTTCTCCTGCTTGCGCTTCGATTCTTCGAGGGCGCGTTCCTTCGTGCCGGCGATGTCGGCGAGCTTTTGACTCGCTTCTTTTTCGCGCTTCTCGGCCGCGGTGTGTGCTTCGGAGTCGAATTTCGCGAGGGCGTCGTTCTTGTCCTTGCCCGCCCGGGCGATCTCTTCTTGCAGTTCTCGGGTGTATTGTGAGAAATACGCTTCGATCGAGGCGCGTTTCTGTTCGCCCTCTTTCGCAATTTCTGTACGTCGTGTGTCGTAGTCCTGGAACTCGGCGATGGCGCGCTTGTAGAGATCGCCCGATGCTTTGACGCGTGTTTCTTCGGCTACGCTCTCGTATTGCGCTAGCATCGCTCTTTGTGACGGGTCGAAGTCTTCCTTCGTCACTTTGAGCTTGTCGCGATGCGCGTTCTCTTGCTCTTTCGTCGCCTTCGGGTTCGCGATTTTCCATTCTCGCATTTTGTTCTCCTTGATGGCTTCGACCATTGCGTCCGAACGCTTCTTGTTCTCGAAGAGCAGGCGTTCGTAGTTGAGTTCGATTTGTTGTCGCTCCTTCTCGTATCCGTCTTCGAGGAGATTGATTTTGTTTTGGCGGATTTCGAGACTGCTTTCGTATTCCTTCTCGATGATCGAGTCCTTGTACTTCTCGATGTCCTTTTCGAGGTCGTGCTTTTCGAGTGCGATGCGCTTGCGCTCATCTTCGGCTTTCTTTCGTGCGTCGGCTGCTGCTTTCGCCCGTCGTTTGGCTTCTGCCTTTGCACCTTTGGCCGCTTGTTTGCGGTCTTCCTCGGCCTTCTTTCGGGCGGCTTCTTGACGGGCGGCTTGAATTTGATGTGCTTTTGCGTAGTTAAGAGAGTTTTGTTCCATCTCTCCTACGGACATCGTTTTGCCGTTTGAGAAAACAGCAACCTTTTGTCCGTTTTTCCTCATATCCTCAGCCGTCGAAGAGAAGTATGCAGCCAGCCTGCGTGTTTCTTCGAAGTCCATTTTGAGCATCCACGCGGGGGGCTCTCCGTCGAAGTTGATATGAAAGTTGAGCGTGTTGTCGGCAAAGTCTTTGACGATTTTGGATACGTTGTTGTAGAGATCGTCGGCTGTCTTGCTCGCGTTGAGAATCTTACGTTGGCCTGCTTCGATGCGCTCGGCAGAGGACAATGTGGCTTCTCCCTCCTCCTTCGCTGCTTTTGCGCTGGCATTGATCAACTCGATGCTCTTCTTTCGTCCTTCGTTTAATTCATTGATCGCTTCGGACTGTTCCTTTAGCGCATTACTTGCATTGTACCCCCAACGGCTCTCCCATCTACCTGAAATCATAGCTTCTGGGATCTCTTTGCCTTTCTTCTTCATTTCGGCGAGGTGCGCTCTGAATAGACGATCAATTTCCTCCTTCCCCTTTCCGACGTTTTTGCGTAGAAGTTCGATATAAATAGTAGAGAGTATTTCAGCATTCTTCTTCATCCATCCCGAATTGTCCACTCGGAAGTTTTCGCCTTTCCCCGAATAAGCCACATCTACCTTTTTGAAAATCGATGCGACCTCTTTCCTTTTCTCTTCTATCGCTTTTTCGTATTCATCGTTCGCCGTCTGTATCGCGTTCAGCCGTTGGCGTTCCGCGCCCTCACTCTTGATAAGCTCGATCGCCTGCTTGCGCTTCTCATTGATCGTGTCGATGTTGTCGCCCTCCTTGATCTGCGTAATGCCGTACTCTTCGAGAATGGCGTTGAGTTCGTCCATCGTCTTCTTGTACACGCCCGTTCCTTCGTCAAGTCCCATTAGCGCCGTGCCGAGCATATCGACCTGTTGAATAGACTTCGCCGCACTCTCGCCGAAACGCTCGGACATTTGAGCCGTTTCGTCGACCTCCTTTCGGAAGATGACGATCGCCGAGATGACGGCCGTAATCGCTGTGGCGAGCATTCCGAATGGGTTTGACATAAAGGCCGTTTTCAACGACTCAAACTCGTACCGCGCCGTGGAAGTTGCTGCCGCCATTTCCGCCTGCGCATTCGTCAACACGATGCCCTGCATCGCGGCGAGCTTCTGCTGGTAGGCCACATTCTGCGCCGCCGCGGCATTGATTCGCGTTGCTACAGCTGCAAGCATCGTCGCCGCCCTGTATGCGCCGTAAATCGAAATCACATAGAGCAGCACCTTCCCGATCGTCTTCCAGTTCTCGATGAGCTTGCCCGTGATGTCGAGCGCCCCCGAGATATTCTCCTCTTGGCTTCGCCCGATCTCGTTCATCATCTGCTCCCACGCGTCCTCGATGTTCGACATCTGCCCCGAGATCGTCTTCGACTGCTTATCCATCAAGCCGCCGAACTTGCTGCCTTCGCCCGTCAACGCCTCGATAGCCTTCTGCACTTCGGGGAAACCGATCTTGCCCTCTTCGACAAGCTTCTTCACCTCGCTCTTATTTTTGCCGAACTGCTTGGCAAGCTCGTCGGCGAGGGGAATACCACGGCCGAGGAACTGATTGAGGTCTTGTGTGTACAAGCGTCCCTGCACCATGGTCGTGCCGTAAAGAAACGCGAGGTCTTTGAGTGGCATAGACAAGCCCGCGGCGATGTCACCAAGACGGATTAGCGTCTCGTTCACTTTGCTACCCTCCATTCCGTAGGCGAGGAGCATCTTCGACGCTTCGGCAACCTCGCTCATCTCAAACGGTGTTTTGGCGGCCGTGTCGATCAATTGCCCCATCAGCGCATCGGCCTTCGACTTGCTGCCGAGCATCGTTTCAAACGCCACCTCCAACTGCTGATATTCACCGCGAACGAGGGCGAGCTGTGAGACAAAGTCCTTGATCTTGTCGACGGCAAACAAACCCGCGGCCGACGCTGCGAGTTTTCCCATAAGCCCGTCCATCTTCTGCACTTCGGCTTCGGCTGCCGTTCCGATGCCGCGAAGTTCCGCCTGGGCGCGTTGTGCCCCCGCACGGATGCCGCTGTCGTCTAAAAGCGCTTCGAAATAAAGTCTTCCCGTTTCTTGATCCATGGTTCGTTATGTTATGCCGAGAATTTCTCGTACTCGTGCTTGATTAGCGGGGTCGCTCGCGTCGATAACCTCCTCCTCGTCTGTGTCGTCCTTGTCTGTGTCGTACGACGGAAGGGCGGCGCCGAGCATGATTAGGTTTGTGTAGCTTAATTCGTGGAGCACGTAATCGAGCGAGAAGTTGAAACCCTTGATTACTCCTCCGATGATCGCCCAGACGCTGTCGTTTCGTTCTCCACTTTCGTCGGTCTGAGAAGATTTACGGCGTTGAGGAAAGTGGTAAGCGCGAAAAAATTTGCGATCTCCATCTGCTTAAGCACACCGGCGACGACAGCTTGCAGCTCCACGGGGCTCATCGTTTCGAGAATCTCACGGGCGAGCACTTCCCCTCGGGTGCTCTTCGGCGTTCTTTCCCGCCTTACAAGGCGCAGAACTCGCGAAAAGAGCGAAGACGGGGGCTCGCTCACCGCAGGGGCTTTGGCTTCGCGTGCGCCGAGAATCAGCGTTGCCGCCAAAAGGCCGAGGCTCCCACACTCCGACGCGTAGGAGAGTGCGCTTGTGATGAGATCCCCGTTTTCGACCTCGGGGAGACGGGGAAGACGCGACACGATCTCCGACACTCGGATCAACGTTGCAAGTGTGGGAGGGGCTACTTTGTACGTCGTCGCACCCACTTTTACTTCGATGGGGGCTTGCAACACGGCATCTGCCACCCGTTGTTCTTGTGTTTCAGTCATTAGTGTTTTACATTTGTTAGGGGCGCAGGGCGGAATCGAACCGCCCGCACTCGTAACCCCCACGTTTACGAATGCCCTTCCTTGTGCGCCTGTGCATTTCTCGTGATTAGCCCATTGAGGAAGTAGCGCTCGAGTCTGCTGCACTTTCTGCGTCTTTGATTACATCATACACAATGCCTTCGCCTTTTGCGTCTGTGTAAACAAGTCCTTCGTATTGAAACAAAATGCCTGTTTCCATATCGGAGGACTTCAGCACGGTGATTCCGACGCGATCGGCCTGCCATCCAATGCATGTCGGGTCGTCGGGTATGAATCGAAGTGCATGCTCTCCTCCAACAATGCCCCTTTTGTCCTTAAACGGAATCTTTTCGCCCTTCGCGACAAAGAGTTGGAACTCGATTTTTTCAGACGCGGGCATTTGTTTAGCGTCGACGAGTTCTCCTTTCTCGTTCTTAGCTTCGGTTCTTTCACCGGCTTGAGAAGACGTCTTGAGGGTCTTATCCTTCGGGGTGGGGATGTTATCCCATGCTGCTCCGGGCTTTGGCTTGCCGTCTTCAGAGACTTTTGTTTGGAGGCTTCCGAATCTCCAGCTGAGTTGTCCCATAGTTCTGTGTTTTTGTGTGGTTAATGTGTGTGTTTAGTCTGTGTCATCGTCTCCGAAGAAGTCGTATTCGAGGCGTACTACGATGAAATGTTCGCGTAGCTCGGGTGCTTCGTCGGTGGCGATCGTCTGTTGTAGTCGGAATCGATAGTTCGAGTCACGCGTTGAGAGTGAATCCACCCATCGTTGTGCGGCGCGTTCTATTTCTTCCGTTCGGGCGCTGTCTTCGGTCAGCACACCGTTCTCGTACGGGTCTATATCGGGGACGAAGATGTTTATCGTTACGACCCCACTTTGAATATCTCCCGTAACACCCGCGGTGAAGATCACCACGGCATCCTCATTTGGGCTGTCTCGTGGACGTAGTCCTTCACGATACACTCCGCCGGTGATCGTCTCTGCGATCGGGCTCTTGAGGAGTTTTCGGTACACGTCGCCCTGAATCTGTCGAGAGGTTTTTGGCATTAGCGATTACTTTCGTTTGGCGTTGAGTTTAGCTAGCATCTGCGGCACAAGTTGTTTCGCTTCGAGAGTCGCGCTGTCGAGAACGTCCCGTCCGCGATTTGCAACGTGTACGGCGTAATCCATACCTGCGACGACGATAAGCGCCACGCCGCGGCTGTATTTTCGTGCGAGTTCGGCTGCAAAACGCCGACCTTCGTAGCCGCCGGGCTTCGTTGCGGTGCTCGGAGAACGAGAGGAGGCGGAGTTCTTCCCTCGGCGGGAGTGTCGCGCCACGTCGAAATTCGAACTCCAGCGAATATGCCCGTCGACGACAATAATCGCTCCGATCGAACTGCGGAGATTTCCCGTTTGATCAATGTACGAGCCCCTGCGCCGCGCGGTGTTGACGACGCGAACGGCCACGTACTGCAATGAACGAATCAGCGCACGTTCGTACTTCTGCGCGGCATCGGCGAAATAGTGCTCCACGGCCTGATAATCCGTCTTATCTACAATTGGCATTTCCTTCGTATTTTAGATCCAAAGACGAATTTGGCAAACGGCTTCGAGACGTTCGACACGTTGCACGGAGAAGTCCCCCAGGGAGCGCCCGTCTCGGTCGATAAGGCGTATCTGTTCCCCTTCGAACGGCTGCTCGTCGATGAGCACCGTGTAGGCCGCGGGGGTGAAGTGCTCGCCGTGTGTCGTACCCTGTGCGTTGTAATGCACCGCAGTATATTGACACGGAATCTCTCCGACGTATCCCCCCTCTGACCTGCGAGGGTGTCCCGTTGCGGGGTCAATTCCCGACGCTGTCTTTCGTTTCACGGACAAAGTTCCGTTCGGGATGATCATAGGCGGTCGCCTTTATATCCGTACATCGAAGACTTCGGAGCACCGCCTTCGAGTTCTTCAAAGACGGCGGCCGCTCGCGTTCGGTACGCCTTACGCTGTTCGTCTGTGAACGCGTAGTTTTGCCCGCCTTGTGAGACGTTCGGGGCGGCGGCGAGCCACGTTAGCACGTCGGCTTCTGCAAGACGATAGGCTGCGCTTTGGAAAACGTCGGTCGTCGCTTCGGCATCACGCGAAAGCCCGCGTCGAATGCACACGCCGTCAAGCGTGGCACTCGGCAGAGGGTACATAGATATGCCCCGAAGGGCTTGTTCTACAGTGTACATCGTTTCGGGCTTTCGTTGTGTTACCAGCCTTGGCCGTCGGTGCGGAGGTAGACGTTGCGGTATGCCGTGTCGAATACGGGAATAGCGTCCGCTTGTCCAATCGTTACCTCCTTATACTGTTCGGGCACGCTGTACTTCTTGATGACCGTGTGGGCTCGTTCCGTGCGAATGCCGCTGAATTGCGGTTCGGCAAGTATGTCATACTGCGTCGAACCGAGAATCGGCGTTTCGCAAAGCACAAGGCGGTCGTTCTCGAACGGGTTGCCCGACGTGAACGTGCCGTCGGCGAGCTCTCGGGTGATGTCTTGATCGATAACGCGGAGCTGCAAGCCATAGAGAAACGACTGCGAAGCGAGCATCTTGTTCACCTGCTCGAGCGACGGAGTTTGAGCAACGCCCACGGCATTGGCGACGAACGACGCGCAGGCCTTGATGATCTGTTCCGAAGAGCAGATCTTGTAGAACGTCTCCATATTCACGAGTGCGTAACGTGGGTGCAAATTCTTCTTGCGAGAGGCTTTTACGGCTTTCCTCAAATCGCCGATAATGTCGGCGCTCGACGCGTCGCCCCAATCCGTGGAAGTCTTCATTTTGAGGTCGGCGTCCACGTCGTAGTCGAGGTTAAACTCGTTCGCCATCGTGGCGTTCGTCGTGGTGTTGAACGAGAGAACACCGGCGTTGGATACGAGTTTCAACGCAATGTACTCCAACTCGCTTTGCACGCCGTTGAAGCAGAAGTCTACATCAGCACCCCAATACTGCACGAGTTGAGCCGCGTCGGGGGATTTGGCGAGAGCTAGTGCCAATTGGTACTGCTTAAGCTCCGAGCGCTCGAGTTCACGGCTGATCGAGATAAACGGAATGTCGCCCTTCGCACTCTCGAACATCGGGCGACGTTTGCGCACGGTTGTACTGTTGTCCGAGTGGATGTCGGCGGCCACGTTCTTGCGTCCGAGTTGGTTGCTGATCGTGCTCCATGTAAAGCCGTTGACGCGGCGAACGGGGAAGAGCGTAGCAAAATGAAATGGACGAACGTCGAAGCTGTCGACACGAGCCTGCACCATCTGCTGGGTGAGGCCTTGAATCAAAGTATCTGTGATCATCGGATTTTAGATTTAATAGTTGACAATTCCCTTGAGGTGCTTTTCCACATCGGGGTGAAGTGTTGCGCCGCGTGTCGTGCCGATCAACAACGCATCCGTATCGAGGTTGTCACCTTGCACGACGGAGCGCCCCGTACCCGAAAGAGAAAGGGGAATGTGTTTCAATTCCGCGTCGTCGCCCGTCGTTTCGGCCTTTGCTTCGGCGACAACCGAGAGCACCGGGATTACTCCGATAGCGGCCGAAAGCGTCAATGTGTCGGCTGCTTGCTGTGAGGTGTCGATCTTCGTAATCTTCGACGCTTTGCCGCCTACGCTGAGGAGGAGCACGTCGTCGACCTTGAAGTGGTGGCCTTTCTTCACTTTCACCTCCGTATCCGACGCTTCCACCTTTGCCGTTACGACGGCCTGCTTCACAACGTGGCAAATGCCGTCGTCGGGAGCACTGAGGGGCGTGCCTTCAAAAAGATAGTCGCCGCCGAGTTCCGAGGTCTTGACGGATACGCCGCCGGGAATATCGGCGACTTTGTGCACAAAGACGCGAGGCACCGCCTGGTCTTTGCGCCGTTTTACTGTCATACCCATGTTTGTGTAGTTTTTGTGTGTTCTGTGAGGGTGTGTTTTTGTTAGAACGGTTGATCGTCTTTCGACGGTGCGCCGTCCCGGTGGTTGATCGATTCCAGTTGCGCCTTGGTGAGTTCCGCAGTCTGCCCGCCATTTCCTCCCAACGGGCGCGAAAATACGAGTCCGCTCTGTTTGAGGTTGTCGACGATCCCCCCGACTTCGGTTTTCACGTCTTCAAGTGTAGCGTTAAACTGTTCCTCCGAAAGGCCGTCGAAAGACATACGGTCGTAGGGTTTGCGCAGGTTTTCGGGGAGCTGTTCGACGACGGCCGCGAGTTGGCGCTTGCGGTCGTTCGTGATGCGCTCCGAACTCATCGCCGAGAGTTGCTGTTGCAGTTTCGCGTTCGTCTCGACGATTGCTTTTGCCCATTGCGGCATGTCCTCGGGGACTTTCACGTCGGGCGTATCCGTTGGCTCGTTCGGGTCGGACGGCTCGATCGTCTTTCCGTCCTTCAATCCGTGTTTCCGCTCGTAGTTGGCCACGGCGGTCTTCTGAGCATCGGTCGCGCGGCGGTCGCCTTCGGCATCGATGATTTGCTGAATCGTAACCTCCTCCACAGTGGATTTTACTTCTTCGGCGGTGGTGGCAGTCTTCGCGATATTCTTCGCTATCCTGTCGAGTACTTTTTCGTTGATCCCCTCAAATCGGGTCTTCAACGCGTCCAAAGCTATTTTGTGCATGCTATTTATAGTTTTTGTGTAGTGGCAAAGTTAGCATTTTCTTTTTGATTGGCATATACTTCGGTAAAATGCCGCAAAGCCTTCGTAATTGCGATAAAATGTGCGCTTTCGGTGCTTTTTCCTCGTTTTGAAGCATTCTTAACGCAATAAACGGGCAAAAAGCGGTCAGAAACGGGTATATTTGCATACTAACATTTTTCGTATTATGATGAAAAAAGAAGATCTAATCAAGCAATGCAGGTACTACAAAGGGGAGGAAGAGTGTCCAGACTCGATTAAAAGCGTCAAACTTGGGATGCTGTTTTGGATAGCGGAGGACTTTTTTGTAAGATGTTATGATCAATATAAAGACGAAAATCTACAACTTCTCGAAGATACGGGAGTAACGAAGTTTAGATCAGTATGGGAAGGAAAGGCCTCCGACGTACTGATCGCATTCCTTTTTTCCTACTTTACAAAGAGTGAGGATTGCGGGAGTGAATACGTTATCAAGGGGTTCATTAACAACACACTCCGCATTTATTTCGGCTCAACTTCGATGTAGACATATCCGTCCTCTTCTCGGATTTCTATCAGCTTGTATCGATTTCTATTAGAAGATATAACCTCACATTCATCTTGGAATTCGGAAAGATACTGCAAACTGGTCGCGTTCTTTTGCTTTCTCGCAATTAGAACAACGCGCTGCGTTTTGTACTCATATTCCGTAATCGGATCATAGAGGCCATGTTCTGAAAAAACTTGAGCCATGTCTTTCCTTGTACTCCAAGACGATGCTCCCAACATGCCAGCTCCTTCTTCGCTTTTCAAAGAGTCGACAAGGCTGTTCAGTTGTTTACGGCTTAAGCACATTCCTCGATACGTTGTTCCTCCTTTCCATTTGGGGCTTCTATCGATCCACTCTTCAAGGTCTTCCGCTCGTTTCTTAATCTCTTCGTAAGTATGCCCATGCCTTGAAACAAAAGTGTGATCTAATAATCCGCTTTGGTATCTTCTAATCTCATAGTCCCATTGATACGAGAAACCATAAGCAGCGTTGTAGTAGTCGTCTATCTTCCGCTCGTCGTAAACTCCTGTAAGTTCTCTTATCTTCGCTTTCTTAGATCCTTCTGTAGGCCAAACCGTCTCGACATGTCCCTTTTGCGGTGTGTTGTTTACTGTCCACGTTCCCGACGAAGATTTAGAGGCTTGCTTCTTCTTTTCGAGTTCCGCGCGCTTCTTTTCTGCGATCTCGAGAGCTTCTTTCGCCTTTGCGATGTCCCCCTTCTCTTGCGCCGCCTTTGCGTCTGCGATGGCCTGCTTGAAGATCGGGGACTTCGTTTTGAACGACGAAAGTCCCTCGATTTGATCATCGACCTTCTGCCATTCGATCTTTTCAAGTACCGCGGCGTGTTGAGCCTTGTATGCGCTTTCGGCCACCTGCCACGTTGAATACTTCTTCTTGTCGGCCACCCATTGCGTTTCGTACTTCAACACGTCGGCCTGCTCTTCCAGCGACATGCCCTCAAAGGTCGCGAGCTTCTTTTGCACCGCCGCGTGGGTATTCTTGAGATCTTCGAGAGAGAACTCCTTGTGCCACTTATGCGCATTGGGAATCAGGTCGGAGAGTTCGTCTTCGGCCTTCTTCATGTCCTCGATCGCACTTTGCAACTTCGTCGTCTCCGCTTTGATTTTCGCGATTTGTCCCGATTCGACGGCCTGCGCCAAGCCCGACGCATCGACCTCCCCGAAATCGGCCGCCGTTTTGATTGTTTCGGCCGCCGCGTTCTTCACCTCCGCGTGTTCCTTCGCACGTGCCGCCCAGCGTTGGCGGATTGCGTCCTCTTCTTCCTTCGTACGCTTCGCATGGCGCTCTTCGGCAATTTCGAGGAGCGTCTTTTTCTTCGGCGCAAACACGCTGTCGACCAGTGACTCGTTGTCCTTGATGAAATACGGGAGAGAGCCACGCGCCGTCGCTGCGTCGATGCGCTCCTTGTTCTCCTTCGCCCACGCTTTGAACTCGTCGGGCAGGTCGTCCACCGCGTTCTCGCTCCCCTCCGTAGGCTCTTCGCCTTGAAGAATGCGCTCCGTGTCCGCGTCGAACTCCTCCTCCGTTTTCAATATCGGTGTGGCGTAACAACGGCAATGCGGATGCCAGCCCGTGAACTTGAACGTCTTCGGATACTTCCCCTTCAGATCGTCGCAAATGTCGTGGAATCGGTGCGGCTTGCCGTCCGCACCAAGACACGTGTGGTTCTCCGAAAGGTTAATCTCCACCCCGACGACAAAATCCAATTCTTGCATTCGCAGGTGGTCGGCCGTGCGATAGGCGATGTTGACCTCCGTTGCCGTCAGACGCCGCGCGTTTTTGTAGGCCGAACGATACACGCCCCGCCCGGGATGGTAGGCCTTTGCCCGCTCCGAGAGATGAAGCACTCCGTGCTCATCACGCACACGTCGAAAGAGCGCATCGGGGTTGCGAAGATACGCCCGAAGGGTGCGGCTCATTTCGACGGCCGAAACGCCGTCGCGCAGCCCTAAATCCAGCCCCATTTCGAGTTCTTCCTTGAACTGCTCGGTGAGGTTCCACACCCGCTCCGAGAGATTCATCCCGCGTTCGCGCCGGGCGAGGAACGCCGTGCACGCCCCCGCGTTGGTGGAGAAATAGCGTGCTCTGCGCTCCGTGCTCAAATGCTTTGCCGCCGATCCGAGCACAGAACGCACCAGCAGGTCGTTCTTCGCGTTCGCCAAGTCCCATTCCGTTCGCACCCCGTCGACTACGGTCGTCGAGAGTGCCCCGTGAAGTTCGAACATCAGTTTCTTTGCGCGATTGCGCAAATAGGGATACTTGTCGAAGGAGAACACCTCTTCGGGTGAAAAGCCGTCGACGCTCTCCGACAAGAGCGCCACGCGGGCAGCGGCCTCGTCGAAGAGCTTTTCGATGCGCTTCTCCAGCCTGAGCATATTGCGCAGGTGCTGTTGCTCGTAATTAAGTCTCGGCATTTGTTTCTGAGATTAGAATCCCGATTCGGGTTGCAACACGTCGACGGCATTTTCCGCGGCGATGTCGGCCATTGTTTTGTCGACGTCCTTGCTGTGCCCGTAGAGTTCCACGCTTTCGCGTTGTGAGATGATCGCCTTTCCGCCGTTGGCCGCGACAAGGTTCTTGATCGTGTCGCCCTCGTCTTCGATCGAAAACGGGGTGATGATGTGTTCCACCGCCAGCGAATCGACGGCATCCGCAAAGCCCGAGCCCAAAATCACCCGGGCGAAGGCCTTGATCACGTTCATCTCTCGGTCGAAGAACTCGATCAAACGGCCGCTCTCGTCTTTCACCTTGAGCTGTGCGTCGATGAACATTTGCTTGCGGCTTTCGCCCGAAAGGGCTTGTTGGCTCATCTTCTCGTAGCTCCAGTCGGGGAGCTGCAATTGAGTGAAGAAGAGCGAGCGAAGTTCCTCGATGTAGAATTTGAGATTGTCGACGGCTTGCGGCCAGGTGACATATTGCGCCGCGCTGCCCTTCGGGAATTGCATCACACTGAGCGCATCTTTGTCCGAGCTGTCGCCGAACGGGATTTGCTCGTCGGCGAAGACGGCGAAGACGGGTTTCGAGTTGCGGCGCAGATAGTTGCCGTTGCGCGAAAGCGCCCACTCCATCTCGTAGACCGTGTTCGACGTTTCCTCCCATACGGGGGTCGGGCGATGCATATAGACGGCGGGAATCTTCCCGAGGGTGATTTTTTCGTTGCACTCCTCCGTCCATCCCCCCGTCGACGTGCTCCAGCAAATGTGTCGGTCGGCCGTATAGGTGTCGAAATAGCGAACGTCGTTGCCCTGAATTCGGCGGGTGTAGGCCACGCTCATTGCTATCATGTCGCCGTATTCGTCGAAAAGCGGATACAGCTCATCGCCCGACGAGGGGGCGAAGTTGCGGGCGCGAAGCTTGTAGGGACTATGCACCCCGTAGACGTTGTTCGGCTCTTCGATGGCATACCAAAGCGTGAGCACCTCGCAGCAAGAGAAGAGCAGATTGCAGCGTTCGATGTTCAAAGAGTCGATGCGGTTGCGCTCGTAGACCGATTCGATGAAGGCCGCCACCTCCGTCTCCTTGTCGTTCGTCGGTTTGTACACACGTTTCACAGGGATGCCGCACACCAATTCCGATATGCGGCGAACGGCAAGACGCTGAAAGTCGAGGGTGATGCGCGTTACGGGCTGCACGCCGTGCTCCGCCACGATGTCGGGATAAAGCCTTTTGTCGGCCACGGGATGAAGTGAGGGGTCGTAGGCGTTGATTAGCCCCGAAGGTCCTCTCCACGGGGGAATATTGAGATGTTTTTCACTTAGAGCGGAGATCTTCTCGTCTGCCGTGAGCGAGGAGTCCAGGATGTCGCGAATGTCCATTGCGGTGAGCTTTTCAATTAGTGGGGGCATTTCCGTCGAAACGTCCCGCCTTTTGGGCAAAACGTCCCGAGTTTCCGAGAAAAAACGGAGTGGCCGCGGGTGGATTCGAACCACCTCGGGAGATAATCTCCATAAAACTCCCTATCCCAGCGAACGAGCGTGCGTTCCGCGGCCGTGTGGCTGCGCCTGCTCTCACGAGTGGGCAACAGCCGGAGGTATAAATGGCTGTGGCACGGCGGGGAGTCGAACCCCGCGGCGGACTTGTGAAAATGAGAGTATAGACAGATATAGTCGTTTCTATCATGATGCAGCCCTCTTCCCTGGCGTGCCGAGTTTCCCGCCCGCGTCATCACGACGAAGAGGGGAATTCAAACGCAAATTACAAACTAAATGAAACATAGTCGTATTTCAAAGCATCACCCGTTGATCTTCCGGGCGATGTCTGCGAGATCGATAGCGCGACCGGAGCGTCCGAGATGATAATCTATGGCGTAGCACAGCACGTCCACAAATTCATCGTGAGGCTTCGACGGAAAGCCGCACACCTCGTCGATGAAGGCTTCGCACCACGCCCCGTCGACCAGTATCACCCGCCCGCATTCCACCGACGGAGAGGCGGCGTTTAGACGTGTTTCCTTGCTCTCCCTCGGGGTCGGCGTCTTCGTAACGTTCAAGCCCGTAACCTCTCGCAGCTGATCGATCACCGAAAGGCCGTTTGCCTTCGGCTCTATGCGGATAGAACTGCGCGACGTGTAGCCGTGCTCCTCGACATAGGAGGGGATGAAGCGCAGGAGATCGGGAAATTTCATGAGCACCTTTTGCCCGTGGGTGATGTAGAGATCGTTGCCCACCTTGCACGTTGCGATGATGCCCGTTGGGTCGTTCGTCGTCTTGTCCGTGTAGGCCGTGTCGATGAAGAACGTTGGGGAGGTGCTGCTAGCGATGCGGGCGAACTCCGCGGCGGAAATGCGCCCGAACCATTCGCGCTTGATGATGTTACCGCCTTCGACCGAGGGGCGCTGTTGATAGAGCGCGGCAAAGGGACGAGGGGCGCGTTTTTCGGCTTCGCGCAGACGCTCGACGCTGTGCTTCTCCTCCCACAGTGCCTCGCCGATTTCTCGCGGGTCGTCGGCGAAGTCCATATCTTCGCGAATGGCGGGAATGCGGATCACCGTCCACTTCTCGGGCTCGGTGCGCAGCAAACGCCCGGCGAGGTCGTCTTCGTGCCAGCGCGTCATAATCAGACACTGCTTCGAGTTGTTGTGCAGACGGGTGAGAAAAACGTCGGTGTACCACTCCCACACGCGGTCGCGATACGTCTGCGACGCGGCTTCGAGTGCGTCTTTCACGGGGTCGTCGATGATGCCGAGATCGACGGGCGTACCCGTCAAACCACCGCCCACGCCGACGGCGCGATAAAAGCCCCCGTGCCCGACGGTCTCGAAGATGTCGATGTTGCGCAGATAGCCGCGCCTTGCGTCGGTAGACACGTTTTGCGAATTGAGAAACGTGGCGGGGAACACCTCTTTGTATTCGGGGCTGTCGATCGTGCGCTGTATCGAACGCGAAAAGCCTTGTGCGAGGTTTGCCGCGTAGGACGTGCCGACGATTTTAAGCTTCGGATTGTAGCCCAAAGCCCACGCGGGAAATTTGCGCGATACGATCTCCGATTTCCCGTGCTGAGGTGGGACGAAGACCATAAGGCGGTCGGTCGCGAGTCTTCCGAGCAGGAGATCTTGGCATTTCTCGGCAATGAGCGTGTGAAACCATTGTCGCGAGTAGTTCGGATCGGTGTAATCGAGGAAATGAGGAAGAGACACCACAGCCTTTCGTCGCAGAACTTCGCGCTCGAGATTGTGTAGCCTTTCTTCGTCCATTTATCGTTCGAGTTTGAGTGCGGCGATTTCGGCTTCGAGTTCCTCGGTGCTCATCTCGCACGGCGGACGGTGCACGGTGACTTCGCCTTTGACTTGTCGCGCTTCGGGAGCATACAAGCCGAGGAGTTTTCGTCGTTCAATGAGTTGCTGTCGAATTTCAGTGATGTAAGCAGGGTTTCCGAGTCCTCCGACGTTGGTACGGCTTTCTGACACGGCGTCGGTTTCGATGCCCGCCTTCCCTTTGACTCGTCCGCTTCGTGTGGTGGCAGTCTTTTGTGCTTCTGCTTTCGACTTGTCCCATTGCTCCCAAAGTTCGGCCGTGGTGTCGTCGATGCGTTCGAGTTCGAGTTGCAGTGCTTGGTCGATGTTTTCGATCCGGCTTTCTCTCCACTCTTTGAGCAGCGTCTGCACGTCGTGGTATGTGGTCGATACGGCGAGCTTCGGAATATTGAGTCGTCGTTTCACCTCTTCTGTTATTTTTCGCAGGCTGTATCCTCGTTTGTATAGTTCTGCAATGATGTCAAGCCGTGCGGTTTTAAGTTGTCGTTTTCGGCGGTCTTGGGGTAAGCTCATAGTCGTGATTTATAGTTTTGTGTTGCGGAGGATTAGTCGCCATTCTCTTCGTGAACGTGGCACTCTCCAACACGTCTTCTTCAACGTCGGGAACTTCATAGAGGAGATGCGAGAAAGCGCGCGGAAACGCATATTGCCGCCCAAAATCACGTTGTTCTCGTCGACAACGATAGGGCGAAGAGAAAGCATTCGCGGGAAGACAAGAATCGACTCGACGAGCCTTTCGAGTTTCGCGTCCGTAATTGTACGGGGATTAGACACATTCTCGCTCAACTGCGAGAGTGGCATTTCTGTTAGCTCCATAGTTTTGTGTTGTGTTACGACAAAGGTACAAAAAAACTTTCATCTGTGACACTCAGCGTCAATTTGGTGTGTAAACGCGCAAAGCGTTGCCCCCGAAATGAGGGGCAAACGCTTGCTAAACTGATACTCTCGCCTTGATGTGTGGGTGGGGATTGTAGCCCTCGAGCGTAATATCCTCGTAGCGGAAGTCGTACAAACTGCGCACTTCGGGGTTGAGTCGCAACGTGGGGCGAAAACGTGGTGTGCGGTGGCGCTGTAAGTTCGCCTGCTCGATGTGGTCGACGTAGAGATGCGCGTCGCCGATCGATATAATGAGATCGCCGACTTCGAGGTCGCAAACCTGCGCCACCATGTGCGTGAGGAGCGCGTAGGAGGCAATGTTGAAAGGCAAGCCGAGGAACACGTCGGCACTTCGCTGGTAGAGTTGCAACGAGAGACGGCCTTCCGATACGTAGAACTGAAAGAGAAGGTGGCACGGAGGGAGCGCCATACGGTCGAGCGCCTCGACATTCCATGCGCTGACAACGAGGCGACGACTGTCGGGGTTCGTCTTGATCTCGCGCACAACGCGGTCGAGTTGGTCAATGTGCCCACCGTATGAAGTAGGCCACTTGCGCCACTGATAGCCGTAAATTTCGCCGAGGTCGCCATTTTTGTCCGCCCACTCGTCCCAAATGTGCACGCCGTGCTCGTTTAGATAGTTGATGTTCGTGTCTCCGCGAATGAACCACAACAACTCGTAGACAATGCTTTTGAAGTGCAGTTTCTTCGTGGTGAGCAATGGGAATCCGTTTGCGAGATTGAACCGCATTTGGTAACCGAACACGGAGCGCGTCCCTGTGCCCGTTCGGTCGTCTTTGTGCACGCCGTTCTTGACGATGTGGTCGAGTAGGTCGATGTATTGTTTCATGTAATCGGGATGTAACTGTGAGAGTCCCCGCGAACACGAATTTGCCGCATTCGTGGGGCGTTTCTATGTAACTACTTTGTAACTACTATGTGATATACTATTTTGCTACCACGGTCTTGGATGACTATTCTTACAACCTTTTTTTCTAATGGTTTTTCGAGTCCTTCAAGATCTGAACTATCGAATTGGGGAACTCCTCGTATATAAAAACACTTGGAAGTTCTTGTATTCTCGTCGTGTATGTAAATCACATATACACCTCTCTCGCGACGACTACCGATCCATTCAAGCGCGTTTAGGATTGTCATATTTTCGGGAATATCTGTAACCTCGTACACTGCATTCCCATTTTTTGAAGTCTCTACAACTTTCATGCGTTCATCTTTTATCTCCGTCCCCGATAATCACGCCGCGGTTTTGACGGTCTGCGAGTTTGTCGAGATTGCGGCGCATAACCTCTTCGAGACTAACGCCGAGGTGCCGCGCCAGCATTGCAACGAACCAAAGCACGTCGCCAAGTTCGTCGGTGATGTCGCCGGTGAGACGGAACGCATCGCCGCGAAAGCTCACGATCTCGTTGTTGTTGATTACGATGTCGCCGCGGCGCACGGCCTTTGCGATCTTGTCCGCCACTTCACCCGCCTCAGCCATCAGGCCAAAACCAAGGTAGGCGATGTTTTCTGCCGCGTGGCCGGCAATGGTGCGGTGGGCTTGTTGTTCGTATTCTGTTGCTGTCATTATTGAAGTGCTTGATTTACTAGGATGAATTTGTAAGGGACATCAAAACCCCAAACCGCCTCGTTGACATTGTCTTCAAGCCGAAAGCTTGCGAAATCTTCATCGAAATAGACAACGCCTTGGTAGGTATAGCCAAATTCTTCTTCCAAGAATTTCACCTCGTCG